AACTAATGCGTACTGACCCCGACAGATACCAAGCACTATCAAATGAGATTATGCAAGCGTATGCAGAAGGGAGGGTACGAAACTAATATTATTTATAAGGTGAATTAAAATGGCTACATCAACATATCCCGGAATGGGCGGAGCAGTAGATAACACTAGCGCGGCAACTTTTATCCCAGAAATCTGGAGTGACGAGGTTGTTGCCTCTTATCAGAAGAATCTTGTACTAGCTAACCTAGTTAAGAAACTTTCTATGACTGGCAAGAAAGGTGATACCCTTCACATTCCTAAGCCTACTCGTGGTTCAGCTAACGCTAAAGCCGCAAACACAGCAGTAACTATTCAGGCAGACACTGAGACAGAAGTACTAGTAACAATTGACAAGCACTTCGAGTACTCACGTCTAATCGAAGACATTACTGAAGCACAAGCACTTGCATCTCTTCGTCAGTTCTATACTGGTGACGCAGGTTACGCTCTAGCTAACCAAGTTGATACTGACTTGTTTGACTTAGGTAAACTATTTGGTGACGGTGCTACTGGTACAGAAGACTTTGTACACAGTAACTCTTTTGCTTCTAACGGTACTACTGCACTAGCAACTACTGGTAACACTATTGGTGTTTTCACTGACGCGGCATTCCGTTCTATCATTCAGAAAATGGATGAAGCTGACGTACCTATGGACGGTCGTTGCATGGTTATTCCACCTTCTGCTCGTAACGCAATCATGGCTGAAGAGCGTTTCTCGTCTAGCGATTTCGTAAACGGTCAGACAGTAGTGAATGGTCAGATTGGTAACTTGTACGGTGTTGACGTATTTGTTTCTAACAACTGCCCGACTACTTTTGATGGTGGTAAGGGCGCATACTTGTTCCACAAAGATGCTATGGTTCTTGCCGAGCAACAAGGTGTTCGTTCACAGACTCAGTATAAGCAAGACTTCCTTGCTACTCTATATACTGCTGATACTCTGTACGGTACACAAGTAGTACGTCCTGAAGCAGGTTTCGTACTAAGCGTAAGCTAATAGTAGTACTTAAGGGGTTTCTTCGGAAGCCCCTTTCCCTTTTCTTTTTTATACAATTCTTTTTATTTTTTTTTAACTATAGGAATGTTTCATGGCTATATTCAGAGGTGTAGGTGGCTCAGGAGATTCATCGGACAATTCCTTTCTACAGGAAGTAACTGCTCAGGCGAATGCCGCTAGTGCTTCCGCAGTCCTTGCACAAGCCTCAGCAAACTCTATACTCACGCTTACAGCCGCTACAGGCGCGGCAGGTTCTAGTGCGTCCTATAATGCTTCTACAGGTGTTTTAACAATACCTAGAGGAGACACAGGAGCTACAGGCGCAACGGGAGCTACGGGTGCAACAGGAGCTACAGGAGCGCAAGGTCCTGCGGGTTCTGATGCAAGCGTAACAGCCGCTAATGTTACTGGTGTCCTTACAGGCGGCACTGGTATCTCTATAGCGAGTAATGGTACTATTACCAACGATTCACCAGACCAGACAGTAGCCTTAACAGGTACAGGTGCTACTACAATAACTGGCACATATCCTAACTTTACCATCAATAGCGTAAACACAACGTACATTGTAGGTGATGGTGGTTTAACAACAAATGATTTTACTGATGCTGACCATACTAAACTAAATGGTATAGAGGCTAACGCTACTGCTGACCAAACAGGCGCAGAGATAAAGTCAGCCTATGAAGCTGTGGCAGATACTAACGCATTTACCGATGCTGACCACAGTAAACTAGACGGTATCGAAGCAAGCGCAGACGTAACGGACACAACCAATGTAACATCCGCAGGTGCGGCTATGTTAGCTTCGTCTCCTACGTTTACAGGCACTATCACAGCACCTAACGTAGACATAAGTACAACAGGCAGTGTTACTACTAATATTGCTACAGGTGGTAATAACAGCAATGCAACAGACGTTAAGGTTGTAAATATAGGAACTGGTTATGGTACTGGTTTTTTTGCAGGGCTTTCTACAACCATTAACATGGGCAGTCAGTCATCTAACGCACAAAATATATTTAACATAGGCAATGGGACTACTTCAGGAGATGGCGAAAACACCATTAACCTTAAAGGTAATGTTACTGTAGGTGGCACAGTAGACGGCAGAGACGTAGCCACAGATGGTGCTAGATTAGATACTTTAGAAAGATTTTACAGAACACGTTTTAGAGAAAGAAACGCAACAGCTTTTCCATTTCAATATCTAACAAATACTATTGCTGATATTGGTACACCTGTATATACAAAATCAACTACAGGCTCTGAAAACACTTTAGATTTTTATTTAGGAACTACTTGTGCTGATTACTATGATAATAACGATGGGCATATTGAAGTTGTAGTTACTGCCCCTCAACCAACTAATGAAGACACTGTATATTTAGGTACAGCAAGTAACCCTGTAACAAATACTTCTACTGGTAGATATTCTTTTGATGTGGTTGGTGATTTTACACATCATTTAACAGATTATTGTGGAATGTCAGTCAATTCAGATGGCTCTAACGCTTTTCTTTATGGTCAAACAAGAAGCAATGCCTACTATAACCCGCATACTAATATAACAACTATAAGTTGTAATCTATATCAAAGTTACAGACCAGCACTTTACCAAACTGTATATTTACATCCTTTTGACTGGGAAAACAGTGGAACAGATATAATTGGAAGTACAATTCAAATAGACGAAGTTGTATATAACTCTCAAAAGATGTCAAGAAGGGACTTTAGTGTATATCTTGGTTATTTTAAAAGTAAAGTTCCTATTCAGTTACGTGGCAAGGAAACCTCAAGTACTACAGACAACATAGCCATTAGAAACTTTGGCGGGGTTATAACTCAGATTGAGGATTAAATTATGAATGTAGGGTATTTACAAGTAGACTCTGAAGGGCGTTTAGAACAAGTAAAGCATAGTGAACACGATTCAAGGGAAGAAGCGCATACAGCCGCAATAGCATTAGCTGACAGTTTAGTTGGTAACAGTAATAACATACTAGAAGTATCTAGGGGCTATCCAATTAGTGAAACCGAGTACGTGGCTAGAGTGCGTTATTCTATACCACCAACTGACAAACAAAGAAACCCATCGTAACAAGGAATAATATTATGGTAACAGAAGAAACTAAACAAGCTGTAGACGTATTCGCGGCATCCACAGGTGTGATGTCACTAGCGGCTTGGTTGCCTCCTGTTGCTAGTTTATTTACTATTGTCTGGTTAGGTATTCGTATCTATGAATCAGAGACAGTACAGAAGTTGTTACCTAAGAAGTGAGAAAGTTCTTTTGTTTACTAATGATGTTCTCATGGGTTACACTGGCAGAGAACGCTCAGGAAGGTAGTTTGAATACGTACCACGGAAATAACTCAACTACTAATAGTAACAATGAGACTACAGATACGTCAACTAGTAATACGTACAACGGAGCAGGAAGTAGTAGTGAAATACCAGTAGGTTCTGCAATCACTCCTAGCTACATGAGTAATGGTATGGACACTTGCCTTAAGGGTACAGGCGGTTCATTACAGACAGTAGGCGTAGGGTTCAGTAGCGGTACTTATGATGTTGACCCTGAATGTAATAGACGTAGGGACGCTAAGGTACTAGCTGACTTAGGTATGAAGGTAAGTGCAGTAGCTCGTATGTGTCAAAGCACTGAAGTATGGAAGGCAATGTTCATATCAGGCACACCTTGTCCCATACTGAACAACGGTAAGTTAGTCGTAGGTAAACGTGCTATGTTAGTCATGAAGCGTCAACCAGAGACTTACATACCTGACTACAACAAGAAAACAAAAGATTGGTACAATACTGTATTAAACATAGGAGGAGAGGACACAGATGAAGAAGATACTATTATCTCTGTTAGTGCTAAGTTCCGTAGCTCAGTCAAGTGAATATGACGCGCTACTAGACTCAAGTACTGCTATAGTTGACCAGATTAACACTGGCATCCTCCTAGTGGGTGCAGGTATGGAGTATGCACATCAGGGTGATGCTTTGTCTGACGGCACTCTATCTACAACAGCACACATACAGGAAGCACAGGTACAAGCCTACAACACTGCCTTAACTAACTTTGCTAACAACTATCAGCCATACGGTGACGTTAAGGCTGTACTAGAGAACAAAGCCGTAGCAGAACTAGAGCTTATGGACGATGCTATCGATACATTTGCTGAAGCAATAGTAAGCATGTCCACAGCAATACAGGTAGCTGAGAAAGTAGAAGAAGCTAGTACTCCTGACCAAGAAGCTGAAGTTCAGACATTTGTAGTAGACAACGTAGAGGTTTTACAGATTGAACAAGAGACTGTTGACACGTATAACCAGTCAGTAGATGACATCGAGACTCACGCCAACAATGCTAGTGCTTATCTAGCTGTAGCTAACTCAGAGGAAGCTGTAGCATTCCTAGAGCAAGGCATTGAGAATGCTAACACTACAGCGGAACAGACTAACATCTTCTACGAT